CTCCCTGCTTCCCGGAGTACGAAAATTGCGAGTTCGCGGACGAGTGGCGGGACGAACTTTCACGCCTCATGTACGCCAAGAAATAGGATAGAATCATGAGAATCCCCCCTTCGACCGGATAACTAAGCATGGCTACGCTCCAAACTGTCGTTGACCGCATTACCCTAGACTACCTAAACCGCACGGATTTAGACTCGCAGACGATTCGTGCGGTACAAGCTGCTGTCCGCCATTACGAGCGTCGTCGTTTTCCTTGGAACGAAGCCACAACCACGCTCACGTGCGTAACGGCACAACCGTACGTGAGTGTTCCAACCGACTTCCTCGTTCTTGACCTCCCACTCGAAATTCAATACCAGTCGTCCGCGAACACGGCGCTTGCTCGAATCCCTTTCGCTGACATCGTAGAGATGAATGCCGTGCAAGGCCACAACTCCACCCCAACGCATTACGCACTTCGGGCAAACCAATTCCACCTCGCTCTTTCGCCCGACTCTGCATACCCAATCATTTGCCACTACCTCAAGCAATTGCCCGTTCTGACTTCTGGCGCTATGACCGCCACAAACGGATGGCTCTCCGCAGCAGAAGATGTAATCGTTTACCACGCTGCTAAACTAATGTGGGCCAACGTCCTCCGCAATACCGAAGAGGGAATGAAATATTACGCACTCGAAACCACAGCAGCTAAAGAACTTGCTGCCGCCGCTGACCAACAGCAATCTGGTCGCATTACTCCAACTTCTTTTTAAGTGGTGAAACAAATGAGCACTACTTTTCTTTTTGGAGAATGGCTACCAGACCTTCCCGCTACTGGCCTTCAAGGCGCAACAACAGCCACTAACGTAACTCCCGGAAGTAATTCATATCTCCCTTTCCCTTCCCTAGTCGATTTTTCGCTAAATTCAATTCCGGGGCGTGCTCAAGGCGGAATCATTGCAAAAGACAACAACGATACAGGCTACAACTTTATTGGCAATGAAAGTGCCATCTACAGCCTCATCCAGACTAGCTTTACTGACGTAACTCGTTTAGTTGGTGGCGGTTATACTGTTGATTCTGGGGAGTTTTGGGAGTTCGCACAATGGAACAACGTCTTATACGGGGTAAACGGCTTTACCGACCCCACTCAACAAATCTCTCTTGGCACCGCTAATTTTACTGACCTTTCCATTGGCATTAAAGCTCGCCATATAGCAGTAATGCGAGACTTTCTCGTCTTCGGCAATATCAGCGACAGCGCCGCTAACATTTACCGAATTCGTTGGTCTGCCATCAATAACCCGACTTCATGGACTGTAGACGCTGCAACCCTTGCTGACTTTCAAGACCTTCCCGCCGAAGGAGGCGCTATACAGCGCGTCTTTGGCGGCGAATATGGCATCGTGTTCCAGAAACGTTCAATTTGGCGCATGCAGTTTGTAGGCTCTCCACTTGTCTTTCAATTCGACCGTGTACATACCTCCATTGGAGCTTTCGCTCCACAAGCCTGTATCCGCTATCAAAACCTCGTTTTCTTCTTGTCTGATGAAGGATTCTATAGCTTTGATGGTTCCACCCTTGACGGAATCGGAAAAGGCAAAGTTGATAAATTCTTCTTTGACGATCTTTCTGTTAACGACTTCCAACGCATCAATGCAGTCATTGACCCAAACAATCAACTTGTCATATGGGCTTATCCAAGTTCAAACAGCATAGGCGGGAATCCCGACAAATTGCTTGTCTTTAGTTGGGCGTACAAACGCTGGACATTAGTAGAAGGTTTGAACATTCAATACTTCCTGCAATCCATGTCGATCCAATATACTCTCGAAGGTTTGGATGCTATCAGTACAAACCTCGATACCGGAATTTCGCTTTCTCTCGACTCTCCAATGTGGACTGGTCGCAAACTCATACTCGCAGCTTTCAATGCCACTGGCACATTAGCCCAATTCAACGGAAGTGCAATGGCTGTAACTCTCGACACTGGAGAATTTCAACTCTTCCCGGATCGCCGTGCTCTGCTTACAGAAATTCGTCCCAACATTATTGGCAAATCCGTTTCCGCTACCATTACTGTCTTGAACCGCAATAATCTTACCGAAAGCGTATCCATTGGGGCTGTCGCCACATATCCCAATACAACAGGATTTTGTCAAACACGAGTTGGGGCACGCTACTTTAGAATTCGACTTCAAACCTCCTCCAACACAAACTTCTTACATGCCACAGGCGTAGAAGTTGAAGGCGTTCCAGAAGGAAAAAGATAATGGGAACTTCTGCAAACATGCGGGTTTCAATTCTTCCAAACTTGTTTGAAACCGATCTTGAATGGAAACGAAAAATGAATCTTTGGATGGCGGAAGCGGCCCAAGGACATATCAACAATGCCGGAAATGTTTCGCTCATTAGCGGCACCGTTTCCACGGTTGTTTCAGACAACCGTGTTGGGGCATTTAGTTTTGTAGGCTTGATGCCAAGAACTGCCAATGCCGCAAGTGAAATTGGAAATGGTACACTTTACATAGCTTCCCAAAGCAAAGGCGCTTTCACCATTACGCACGCCAATGCTGCAACAGGCGACCGCACCTTTAAATACTGCATACTAGGATAATATCATGGCAAAGTTAGGCTCTTGGAGCACCACCGCAGGCAATAACAACACCACCCCTCCTGATGGATGGCCGGAAGGGCAAGCCCCTTCAACGGTCAATGACTGTGCCCGCGAGATGATGGCAGCTATAAAAACTGCCGTCAACTCTCTCGAATACATTGACCTCAATAATACCCCATCATATCTAACCGCTACCACTTTCAGCATGGCTACCGCCGATGTTGCAAACTTTGAAGTTGGTAGGCGCATCAAGCTCTTTGACGCTACCACACTCTACGGAACCATTATTAGTGTTTCCACTACTTCTGTTGAAGTTCGCCTCGACAGTGGCGCTCTTACTTCTTCTCTTTCATCTGTAGCAATGGGCATCGTAAAAGTGTCCAACAATTCTTTACCCACAAACGTATGGAAACAAAAAAACTTCGTTATCAACGGTAACATGGATGTATGGCAGCGTAGCGCATCTTTCACTTCCGTTGCAACAGACGCCTATACTGCTGATCGCTTTATGTGGTTGCAATCGGCTTCTTGCGCCGTCAACATCAGTCGTTCAGAACGAAGCGCCATTCTTAGCAATGTCCCTTCCATTGCACAAGCAGGTTTGCTTCTTAATTCCATGCTTATTTCAGTTTCCGCTGCCGACGCAACTATCGCTTCCGCAGATTACGTTGCTTTGTCGTATCGCTTGGAAGGTGACGATTGGAGGATGCTTGCGCACCAACCAATGAATTTATCGTTTTGGGCAAACACAAACAGAAGTGGAGTTTATGCTTGTTCTTTCCGTAATGGGGCGTCTTCTGTCTCATACGTTCAAAACTTCACCATCTCTACAGTTCAAACTTGGCAGAAATTTTCTATTCCAGTTCCCCCAGCGCCTTCCTCTCCTTATTCTTGGGACTACTCTGCAAACACTGGCTTGCAAGTTACTTGGGCATTTGCTGCTGGGGGAAACCGCCAAGCAATCGCAGGAGAATGGACAGCAATGGACGCTATTGCTACATCTTCTCAAGTTAATTTTGTAGGTTCTGCCGGGAATACTTTCGCCATTACTGGAATTCGACTAGAAGAAGGACAATGGGCTTCTCCAATTGAAGTTCGTCCTTATAGAGAAGAACTTGCATTATGCTCTCGCTATTATCAAACTTGGCCTTACAATCATGGAAGTATGTCTGCACAAGTAATAGGACGTATTGTATCAACTTCCCTTGCTCATATTCCTATTCCCTTTGAAGTAAACATGCGTGCAACCCCTACCGTAACAATACCTTCTTTGGGAGCTTGGACAGCATGGGGGATAAACGGAACTTCCAGCGATACTATAACTGCTGCCTCTGCCTTATCCATCGGCTCCAATGGTTTCGTATTGCAGATTCAAACTTACATCAATCAATGGATTAATGGCTACGCCGCAATACTTTACATTTCCGGCACTGCTACAGCCGTAGTGCGCTTAGATTCGGAACTCTAAACCTATGGACATGCCACTTCCAGAAGCAGAATCAACATACCGTATAAAATTTATACCGCTTCCTCTTGTCCAACGTTTCTGGCCTTTTGCAGAACCTTACGTCAAGCGCGCTCTCGACCACTCGGCAAACGAATTTTCAGCCGCCAATATCCTGCAAAGCTGTTTTGACGATGAAATGCAACTCTGGCTAGTCTCCAAAGGAACCCGTATCGTAGGCGCTGTTACTACAAAACTCATTCAATATCCAGAAGTCAAACATTGCTGTATAGTGACACTTGCCGGGTCCAATTTCGGTGAATGGGTAGGGATGGCGGAAGCTGCCGTAGCCGAATGGGCCAAGCAGATTGAAGGTTGCTCCGTCATGAGCGCCTACGTCCGAAAAGGGTTTGTCCCAAAACTACAAGCATTAGGCTTCAACTTAAAATATTCAGTAGTAGTAAAGGAGCTTTAACATGGCTGGCGCTGCTGTTCCCATCATTGGAAGTGTCGCAGGCGCTCTTATCAATAAGAGTGGCGGTAAAGGCGGTACAACCCAACAAACTAGTAATGAGCCTTGGGGGCCACTCCAAGAACCGCTTAAAAATTTGTACGCCAATGCGCAAGATTGGTACGACTCTCCCGGCCCAAATTATTACCCCAATAGCACAGTTGCGTCCTCCAATCCCAACATCGACAATGCTCTTGGCGCTGGTGGGACTCGTGCCACCAATGGCAGTCCTCTCATGCGCCGCGCAAACGATCAACTTATGCAAACCATCGGCGGAACAAGCCTTTGGGACAACCCTGCATATAGCTCGTTGCGCGAAATTTCTGGCGCTGCTCCTGTCAACTCGCAAATGGCACAGCTCAATGACATGTACAAGTCAACGCTTGGCCGGGATGCCGATGCAGCAGGTATGCAATACTGGCTTGGCGCAATGGACAAGGGAACCTCGCTCAATCAAGTACAAAGCTATATCCAAGGTTCCGACGAATTCAAAAATAGGAAAACGTTAGCCCCTGCTCCTGCTCCAAAGCGTGCATCAGTTGCTTC